GAAGGTATGATCAGAGGCGCGGCTACTAGTCTGTTCGGCGACCAGTCCATTCATCCCGCTGTTCGGGACATTGTGAATGGCAGTCCGGTGATCGAACATCTTCTGTACGTCATGGGATCGGATCAGGACGAACTGGAGCAGTTCCGCCAGACTGCGCGATCGAATCCGGGCGAAGCGTTGCGGCGCATCGTGGTGCTGGAGCAGTTCGTCAAGGATGAACTGCATAAGCAGTCCAATGGCGCATCCGGGCGCGATGAATCCGGGCGATTCACTCCTGCTAAAAAAGAACTTCCGCCGCCAGCGAGAGAAGTGTCAGGCAGAGCTAGCCTGCCGCCGAACGAAGCTGACGCGGCATTTAACCGCGGCGATGTACGCAGTTACATGAACGCCAAGAACCGCGAACAGATCGCTGCACGGAAAGGAAGGTAGCCATTGGCTGCTGGTAATTTTCTCAATACCTCCTGGGTTTCTCTTGAAATCCTGAGGTTGCTACTCAACAAACTGGTAATCACCGAATACTTCGACCGCAGCTTTGAGAAGGAATTCAATCGCGAGTTCGCTCCTGGCTCTACGGTAACCGTCAAATTCCCGCAGAGGTTCACGGTAACGGATGGTATGGGCTATCAGCCTCAAGGGATCAACCGCATCTCCACCACGGTCAGTCTGGATCAATGGGTTCAGGTAGGCTTCGAGTGGGACGATTACGAAGCGGCAGTGAAACTCGAGCGATCAGAATCCGAGTTGCGCGAGAACTACTTCGATCCCGCGGCGGCCGCCATCGCGCAATCGATCGACAGTCGTTGTGCGCAGTTCGCCTATCAGAATACTTCGACGATCATCGGCACAGTGGCAGGGACGACTGTAAACCAGCTCGGAACGGATCCGACTTCGGTAGCGGTTTATTACGGAGCCCGCCAGAGACTGGCCGAAAAGGCTTGCCCTCCCGGCAAACGCATGATGGCGATTTCAAGCTCTATGATGACGTCGCTCGGCGCGAATATCACCACCATATTTCACCCGGCAGACGAACTCACGGCACAGTGGAAGGAAGGCGCGATCGGACGCCTGGCCGGCTTCGATTTCTATGAATCCAATTCGCTCTTCACCCATACTGCCGGAACCTGGGCTGCGGCGGTGACGGTGAATGGCGCGAACCAATCCGGCACGAGCCTAGCTATCACCTGCACGGCCGGCGATACGTTCAATCAAGGCGACAAGATCTCCATCGCCAACGTCAACTTTGTCAACCCGATGACCTATCGCTATCCAGGCCACCCGGCGCTAGAGACGTTTACCGTAACGGCTCCGCTGACGGGTGTTGGTGGTGGCAGTCCCGCTGACGTATTGCAGATTCTGCCGGCGATCTATGCGCCCGGCAGCCAGTACCAGAACGTCGATAACCTGCCAGCCAACGGCGCCGCATTGACGCTCTGGCCCGGAACAACTACGCCGAACGGCAAGGTCGGCACGGTGGGGCTCGCGCTCTCGAGGTTTGCTTTTGCTCTGGTCGGCTGCAAATTATATGTACCGAAGGCTGCGGAAGCCGCCGGCGCGGCGCAGGATCCCGATACCGGCATCAGCGTCCGCAAAGTCAAAGCCTGGGATCCCGTGCGTTCGATGCAAGTCAACCGCATGGACAGTTTGTTCGGTCGCGGTGCGCTCTATCAGGACAATGCCTCTGTAGCGGTCGTAGGGGCATAAAGGAGCAAATACATGGCTAGACTATCCTCACACTTTCCTTTAGTCGATGGACGGCTCGGTACGATGGCTTACCCGCTGACGGTGGTAGCCAACATTTCCACGGTCGGCAACGTGACCTATACAGTCCCTCAATTGCTGGGCGGTTTTATCGTTCGTACCGGGACTTTGACTGCCAACATAACCGACACTTTGCCCAATGCGGGTCCGTTGGTCGAAGCTATTCAGGGCTGCATGGTCGGCACCTCATTCGAGATTCCGATCAGAAATGCGACCACTGGCGCCTTCACCATGACCTTGAATCCAGGCACCGGCGGCACTGCCAATCCGACTGGGCAAACAGTCACCCAAGGCAACACCAAGTTTTACCAACTTGTCTTTACGAATGTCACGATAGGCCAGGAGGCTTATACATTGTATTCGCTAGGAGGCGGGGCGACCTGATATCTCTCTGCCACAGTTACACGGGACGCATTACACCTCCAGTCCTTTCTAATGCGTCCCGCTTTTTCATAACAATTCAACGAGGGAGCAAAGATTATGAGTACTCACGTAACCACACCTAAAGCCGAGCCAGCACCGCTGCCGGCCAACGCTTACTGCCCAACCTGCGGGCAAGTTCTGCCTCCGCTTCAGATTCAGGAATTCCCGAAGGCCATGTACAAGTCAGTTCCTGCGCCGAAGACGGCTGCGGCCGCGGAAGAGGAAGAACTGCAGGTCATCGTGGTACATGATTCCGAAGAGGAAAAGAAGAAAGCGGGCGAAGGCTATTCCAAGGATGTGCCGAAATCCAAGGCTACGCCGGAACAGCATAGCGCCAAGAAGCCATGACCAATCTTACAGAAGAGCAAAAGCAAATTCAGGAGCGAGCGGTTTATGGGCTGCCGCTGCAGGGGCCTAACAGCGGACCCATGACGCACGAGCAGGCCGAGTTTCTGCGCAACTTGCTGGTTCAGCATGACGCGCAAAATGCAGCGCAGGTACGTGAGTTTGATCTGAACAAGCCTCCTACGCCTCCTTATCGTTATCAGGAATACCCGCGGCTCGTATACCGTGACGGTAAAACTCAACTGGTTGAAGATCCCGTTGATTTGCAGCGTCTGTTGGCGGACGGCTGGAGCATTAAGCCCCCCAAGCATATGGAGCAAAAGTTGGGAGGCGAACTGAGCCCTCAAGATATGGCCGAGGTACAGCGCATCGATGCCAAATTGCATGAAGCCGATGCAGTCACGGAACTGAAGCATGAAGTGGAAGAGTTGAGACAGCAACTCAAAGATACACTTGCGGCGAGACCAGCGGCGACTACGCCTCGACGAGTTCGCAAATACAAAAGGGGCATAAGAAAAGCCCCACAAGTGCAACCTTCTCTAGAAGCGAATGGCTAGCATTGCGTTGAAGGATGCCGTGCTTTACCGTGCGCTGCGGCTCGCTCAGATCACCCGCGGGCCTGGGCGGATTGCCACTCCCGACCAGTTCCAGGATGCATTGGGCGCTCTGAACGGGATGCTGGATTCGCTCAATGTCCAGCATGACGGCATTTATTCGGTCAACAACAACCAATACACGCTGACGCCGCCCAAGACCAACTACACGATCGGTCTTTTGCCTACCGGACCGCAGACTGCGGATTTTCAGGTTCCGCGGCCGATACGCATTGATCAGGCACGCCTGGTGCTTACCAATTCGCCTACTCCGGTATATCTGCCGCTAGCGCTTGCCACACACAGTGAATGGGCGACCATTGTAGTCCGCAAGGTGCAGACCACTGTTCCGCGGGTGCTGTATTGTGACTACGGTTATCCTTTAGCCAACCTGTATTTCTGGGGCTATCCGACGTCTGCATGCAATGTGGAACTATGGACCTGGCAACCATTTACTGCGTTTACCACGATCACAGACAACGTCATTTTTCCGTCTGGCTATGTGGACATGCTTGTCTACAATCTCGCGGTAAGGCTGGCTGATCAGTTTGGGACGGTCCTCCCGCCCAATGTGCAAGTGGAAGCTCGGCGAACATTGGCGCGGGTCAAGGCGTTGAATTCGCCTTCGACTCCGATGGGCTCGAACGACTCTGGGACCAGAGATGAGCGTTATCGCGGCGGCAGCGGCACCAGAGGCGACTTCAATTATTACGCCGGCTTATAAAGCAAATATTTCCAATAGTTTCCGCGTACAATCTGATGAATATTCTGATACGTTACGCCGAATAAAGCAGCAAGAGGCGCTCGCTTCATGCCCTGTGCATAAAGCCTGCGAATTTCCAGCACTTGATGTTCTTGTAGTTTGGCTGTGTGTACACGTTCTCCCTTAGGCGCTGATTCAGGATGTACCCGAAAAGGAGCTCTGTCTCCAGATGCAGCACGCCCTTTGTTGTGCATGTCCAGCATGTTGTCTTCATGTGTACCTACGAATAGATGCGCCGGATTAAAGCAGGGTGGATTATCGCAATGATGGCACACGAACATGTTGTCTGGAATTGATCCGAAGGCAATTTCATAAGCCATCCTATGCACGCGAATATTGCCATCCGTAGTGCGGATTGTTCCGTAGCCATGAGGATGCCTGAACCGTGGCCATTCTACACATTTCCACGTTGGATGCTGAAGCAGGTCATGCACGATTCGACGCAAATATTTTCGGCTATTCTCGCTATACTTTTTCCGGGGCATAGAGTCTCCAACCAGACTTTGTGCGGTCATCGAAGTTCACGCTTCGGTGACCTTTCCCCATTATACGGAGGTGTACCATCCTTGTCCAAGACTTAGTTACAGCGGCAATCCGGTCCATCGGCGTTGTGGCAGCGGAAGAAACTCCATCCACTTCTGAGCTCACGGACGGCATGTACGCCATCAACGACATTTTGTCGTCCTGGAGCACCCAGATTCTACCGATCACGCCGCTGACGCGCGAATCATTCGCTCTGACCGGTGCCGCATCCTACACATTCGGCACTGGCGGAACTTGGAATTCGGCGCGACCGGTGAAGATTGAAGCGCTGGGCGTGGTGGCGACCAATGGTGCGCGGCAGGCGGCTCGCAGAATTAGTGTCGAGGAGTTCACTGCGGTACCCGATACAACTTCGACCGGCCTGTTCGCTGAGACATGGTATGCGGACGGCGGTTTTCCGACCGTTACGGTTTACCTGCTGCCAAAACCGGCCAGCGGGAATGCCGAGGTTGAGAGCTACAAGCCGCTCGCGCCATTTGTGAATCTGAGCGATACGGTCAACATCATGCCAGGCTACACGCGCGCTCTGAGATGGGCATTAGCATTTGAACTTGCGCCGGAATTTGGCCGGCCGGTGACCCAGGAACTGGCTAGCCTTGCCGCAGACGCCAAGACCTCGATCACCGGATTGAACCAGGCGATTCTGGGGCGGCCGAATCAAGTTGAGCCTGCCAACCCGGCAATCCCGCCGCAGCCGGCAGCATGATCCGGTATCACGGTGGTCCAATCACACCCAATGATGCAGCCATTGCGTGCTGGAAGAAAGCGCATGCGATGATCTCTTTCGCCAATCCTGAGCAGTTGCCGTTGGCGGCTGAAATAGCACACTCTTTTGCTTTGGACAATGGTGCGTTTTCAACTTGGAAACAAGATATTCATTATGAGGTGGAAGCATACTCTGATTGGGTCAAGGAATGGGAGCGACATCCTGGATTCGATTGGTGTCTGATCCCTGACCAGATCGACGGCACAGAAAAAGACAACGACGATTTGGTGGCATGGTGGGTTGGACATGGACACTTGCCATGTTTTATCAAAAACAATGCCGTGCCCGTCTGGCATATGCATGAATCCGTATCGCGCTTGAAGCATTTGGCTGATCGCTGGCACCGCGTTGCCATTGGCTCCTCCGGTGAGTTTGCCGAGATCGGTACAACGCGTTGGTGGTCGAGGATGGCTGAAGCGATGGAAGTTGTGTGCGATTCAGATGGCCGACCACTGACACGATTGCATGGCTTGCGGCAAATGGACCCGACCATATTTAGCCATATTCCTTATTCCAGCGTGGATTCTACAATGGTGGCGCGAAACATTGGTATCGATACGGCATGGCGAGGGACTTATTTGCCGCCAACCAAGGAAACCCGAGCGCTGGTATTGAGAGAACGTATTGAGCAGCATGCGAGCGCAGCCCGTTGGTCGGGTGGTGTCATGATTCAGTCGAACTTGGCTTTATTTGGATAAACACGAATGCAATTTCCCTTCGTAGGTGCCAGCTACCCCTCTGCCATCCTGCGCGCAGACGCGCAGTCCACCATCAATCTCTACCCCGAGACGGATAAAAGCGGCAGCGGCAAGAGCAAAGTGCAACTGGTGGGAACGCCGGGATTGCAGGCTTTCGTCACGCTGCCGACTGCGCCGATACGCGGCATCTGGATCGGCGAGAATCGCATGTTTGTGGTAGCGGGCGCAAGCTACTACGAGGTGTTATCCAACGCGACTTACAATACGCGCGGCACGGTGGCGAACGACGGCAACCCGGCGCAGATGTTTCCCAACGGCAACCAGTTAGGCATCGTGAGCGGTGGTTTGTTTTATTACGACAATGGCGCCGGGCCGGTGCAGCCCGGTTTCCCTTCAGCAACGGGAACGGCACGGTCGTCAGGTAGCGGCTCGACGCAGGTCTATTGGGTCTCGGGCAACCAGTTCGATGCCTCCATGATCGGCCAGACCTTTACTCTCGCTGGCACCTCGTATGGAGCGGTAACGCAGGTGTCCACCGATTACGGATGGTTGCTGACAACGACCGGCATCGCGACTGTGATTCAAGGCGCTTACACTACAACGTCCGGTCCGGTAAAGGCTTATTCGGGAACTTACATGGACGGCTATGCGATCGTCAGCCAGCCGCAGTCGGCGCAGATCAACATTTCAGGATTGTATGATTTCGGCTCATGGAATGTGCTCGACTATTCCATCAAGGAAGGTTATCCGGACCACATCCTGGCAGTTCTGGCAGACCAATCGAACCTGTACCTGATGGGCTCGAACACGCTGGAGATCTGGCGCGATACCGGAGACGCCGATTTCCCCTTTCAGCGGATTCCGGGCGAGGTGCTGGCAATGGGATTAGTGGCGCCGTGGTCGCCAGATAAATTGCCAGACGGGGTCGCGCTTCTCGGCACCGACTTTCGCGGCGGGCCTGCGGTCTTTCTGCTACAGGGTTATCAGTATTCGCGTGTCTCAACGCCTCCGCTCGAGAAGATCTGGCAGGGATACAGCAAAGTCTCGGATGCGGTCGGCTACGCCTATGTCGATGCCGGCCACAGTTTCTACGTGCTTTCCTTTCCAACTGCCAATGCGACGTGGGTCTATGATCGAGCCGAGGGCGCTTGGCACCAGCGGCAATCTGCCGGCGCGCGGACGCGAGGCTACCTGCACGGCTATGTCTGGGGTGGCCACTATGTCGGCGACTGGCAGACCGGCCAGATCTACAAATGCTCGCTCGATTACTACGATGATGCCGGCACGGCCATTACCAGGCAGAGAGTCGCATCGCATATCGCGAACGAGAATAAGAGAATCTTCTACAGCCAATTTACGCTCGACGTGCAGACCGGTGAAGTGGCGAACCCTACCTTTACGCTCGACTGGTCGGAGGACGGCGGTAATACCTGGAGCAACCAGCATACGCGTACGCCGTCCTGGGCTGCGGTAGGAGCATACGCGACGAGGTTCAATTGGCGCCGGCTAGGGCATTCGCGGATGCGCACGTTTCGGATGACCTCGACCACGCCGATGCGGCACAACTGGATTGACGGATATTTCGACGCGATTAATTCTAACGATGGCAATTAATGCCGATCCTGAAGAACGCGCATAATGTTCCGGGCGTGCCGGTGGCTTCGCGGATGTCGGATTCCGACGGTATGGTCACGCAGGAGTGGGCGCACTATTTTCGCGAACTGTCGGACCATTCACGCCATATTGCCGATGTCGAGGTGTTGGCGCGGCGGGCCTGGATGCCAATTTCCCAAGACGAGATCCTGGATGCCTCCTATGGATGCGTCACGTTCGGGCTCGATACCGACGCAGTGGGAACCAACTCTCCGGGCAAGTATGTCGGCGTGGTTTTGCCTGGTGCTCCGTATCACTGCAATATCAGTTGCGTGACGATTCCAA